AAGATCCATAGAGAATGGCATGGCAAATTTTCCGACAACGCTACAAGCGTTTCTGCAGGACCCCAAGGCCATATGGGACCTTGTGTCATTAATTGGGCTTTAATACAGTACAACTGTGAAAAGCCTTTGGGAGAAGACGTTGCAACGCAACTCAAACAACGTTTCTTCAACGATGACACTATTCCAGGACAGTTCAGTACACCTTTCGTTGAACTTTTACCATCGGAACCAGCAGCGGCTATAGCCAAAAACAAGTGGAATATGGAATGGTTGTACGGATCCATGTGTCATCACAATGAGTACCGTATTTTAACTCGAGAACGTCGAGTGATACAACAAATCAAGAGTGGTCACCAAGGGTACAAGCAAAAGACAACGGCTTTGCTTCACAAATATTTCCGCATGCCAATGCGGGTTTATTTACGTGACAATGACCAATACACATGGCAAAAACCACTATATGAAGTGTGGTGGATTACACCACTTAACAAAGAACAGCTGTTGAATTATCCAATTGATCCTGCTGGGACATTGACCGCTTCGCAATTCGAGACAACCAGCAAAAATCGCATATTTTATAAGGAATTGGACCATTAGGCCAGCCCATAATTTGCATATAACCCAACCTTTATTATGTATCGCAGGCGTTACCAACCTTACCGGCGGAGCCGGGGATTGTTTCGGCGCTCAGCAGCGGTGACCTTGCAGCGCAGATTTCACTATAGACGCATGGCGAGAATGCGTCGAACATATCGACGCACACCACTACGTTGGAGAATGGCTAGGCGCATTCCAGTGTTCTACTGGCGTAATCGTCGATCGATTAGATTTTAATTTCAATAAATTTGTAACGGTCCACAGTCATGGCAGTCATGTCAGGGTCCTCATTGCACATCACAACAACATGCACTGGATGGGGCAAAATCTTAGTAGTTGATTCATATTTGCCACTGAATATCAATTGGTCTTTCAATTTTTCTAAAACGGTATACTGGAGATACTCCATAGATCGTCTGGGGATATCAAAGAAAAAGATGCGTTTCGTTTCATCGATAGAGTGAGCTAAATCGTCGCGTTTCCCGATAGAGAGACATTGGACTTGATCGGGATATTGTTGTAGACACCAGCGAACAAAATATGTTTTTCCGTTCGCACCATCATGATCAACGACAAAATTAATAGAACGGTCGTCAGGTTCGGCTACCAATATGTCTCGAAGTTCTCGTTGCCACTCAAAGAGCTCGTCGCCGAGTCCGAATGCTGGTGTAGGGGACAAATGTCCAACAAGTTGCATGAGATTTCCCCGGTAACGCAGGTACAGAGAAGGATAGGCTGTTGCGACTTCGCGCTCGGAGGGTCGGCTGGAGAGGGAAGTGACCCAGCTTTTAAATTCATCAATGTCCGAGCGGCGTCCTTGCTGGTCGGGGATGTTTCCAAACTCTTCAAAGTCACCCTCTTTCTTGCAGTAGTCTGCGGCGACTTGAGACTTGGCTTTGGCCACTTCGAGGTGGGCTCGGGCACAAAGTCGTCCATGAAGGTACGAAAATCGCTGAGGGGATGGAAGGATGCAGAACCCTTGAAGGTGGGGGGTGCCTTCGGCTCCTCTTTCCCGTCCGAAGATTCCGTAGGTGACTGCATCGCTATCTAAGAAGTCACAAACTGTTTGCTCTTCATCGTCCGTAGGGTTGTTGATGGTAAAGACGAAGCGACGGGACTTGTTCATTCTTGGGTTTGGGACAGAAGTGAGCTAGGTAATAGAGACTAGCTCACTTTACTTTTGGGACAATGGCTGCATTCGCTGCTATTACTGTGGGTAATCTTGCTGGTATTTTATCTGGCGACGCAATTGAAACCGGGGCTGGTCTAGTCGGTCAACGTATATATAACCGTGGCTATCGTAAACGGCATCCGTTGCAACATAACAACCCAAGTGCAAAACGTGTTCGACAAAGTTACGGGATTGTTCCACGAAAGCGTAAGAGGTCTAAAAGTATGACAGAAGTCACACCACGAGGTCGTTCGCGGTCTATTGACCATCATATGGGAGATATTTCCCATGGTACAGGTGAATCTCAGTCAAGAATCGAACTCCGAGAACAAGATATCCGTTGTGGTAAACTCTATGTAGATAGAATTGAACTTCCAGTACGAGGTACTAACATCAATCAACCAGAGTTAAACTATTGGATCAAAGGCGTCAAGATCCATAGAGAATGGCATGGCAAATTTTCCGACAACGCTACAAGCGTTTCTGCAGGACCCCAAGGCCATATGGGACCTTGTGTCATTAATTGGGCTTTAATACAGTACAACTGTGAAA